GGCGGAATTGGCAGACGCGCATGGTTCAGGTCCATGTGAAAGCAATTTCATGCAGGTTCAAGTCCTGTTACCTGCACCATAGCTTTTTACCCCGGTAAATACGATATTTACTGGGGTTTTGCTATACTTAAATCACTCTAAAACACGGAAAAATACATATCGTAGCTAACACACAGCTAACAAGTAGCTAACAAATCTACAAATGACAAAACTCCCCTCACTCGCTTTTTACGGCGGATGAGGGGATTTTTTTTGCAATCATGTGTTTGTCAAGACATTAAGAATGTCCTTTAGGTTTTAATTAGCCGAGTGCCTTTTTTGCGTTGGCAATTTTGTTGTCTTTTGCTCGAATACCGTCATTGATGAGATGATAGATAGCATTGATGGTCTTCTCGCCAACGATACCGTCAACTGTGACTTTACCTGCTCTCTGTGCCTCTTTTACAGCTTTCAAAGTGCCGTCACCGAAACCGTTTGAATTATCGACTTTCGTCTTGATGATTCTCATATTGTATAAAGTAATCAACTGCTTCTTAAACGCAAGTGTTGCTGTATTGTGTGCGCCGTATTTAATCATTTCCTCATTCTCCTTATTTGATGTTTTACCGCACAGCTCGGCGGTTACTTCGTCTGCAAGATTGCCGAGCCTGTTATAGAGCCAGTCACCAGGGCAAGATTTATTTGCAAACCACCTATGTACAGTCAAGACCATTTCATTTGACTTTGGTGAATAATTTAGCGTCTTGCTTTCATTACCAAACCAAAGCAGTTTAGTCTTGCCATTACGCTTGCAGATGTCAACGCATAGTGTAATAAGTTTGTTGTACACTTTACTGTTCATTGTGTACGGAGCTACCGTGTCGCTTGCACATTCGATTGTGACTGCTCTCTGGTCATTGGCATTGCTTGATGAACACCAAGAGCGATTGCCCTCATCTACACAAAGCAACACTCTGCCGTCATAGCCGATTCCGTAGTTACAGCTTGCCTCACAGGCTGTATTCATAAAGATGTTGCCGAGGGTTTCGACACTGCACTGACCTACAACGCAATGCGGAGTAATGCGGTCAATACTGTGTGTGCGTTTACCACTGTGGTTTGGGCTTAATTTTGTGTAATTAACAAGTTTTGAATTACTCATAATTATTCCTCGCTTTCTGCGTATAATTTTTTCAAGTCGATATTTTCCATAACTGCCCTTGCTTCAAGTACGGCTCTGTAATCGCTCATTGCTTTAATTTGCAAGTCATATGTACTGCGTGGGCAAGTCGGAATAAAATTCAGATTCTCTTTATCCCAGTTATCAAGCATTTTCTTTAAGCCGTCGTGGCGGATTGATAACTGCTGATATTCAGCGATAAACCTTTCTTTGTAATCTTCGCTTAACATTTTGTCAACAGTATTAGATAAAACCATAATTACTCCTCGCTTTCATCTGTTTTTACTTCGACTGTTGTCTTTAATCTCTTGACGATTGACACCAAAAATTTCGGCAATGGAATACCGATTTCCGAGAGATTTTCTAAGATTGAAATCAACTCGTTGATGATAAACCAAATCGTAACAATCATGCCGATGCAGTAGTTAATCCGCAGGTCGATTCCGCAGTTGACAAGTGCCGAGCTGATGAGATAATCTGCAACAATTCCGACCGCTACAGCTACGATATAGCCTACCTTTTTGATAATGCCTGTTACACCGACACGGCTGTTAAGCGTGTGACTGATGTATGCCTGCGCCATTCCTGTGATATAGTCGATAATCATTACCGCAATCATCACCGCAAACGGCACAAGCAAGATGTTAAGATATGCGACAATAGCACCACACACCGTGGCAAATAATGCCTGTAAAATGTTTTCTTTCATTGTTTACACCTCGCTTTCTGTCGGCTCGTCAACGGTTGGATTATCACCCCACACCGCCATAACGGCATTGTAATATTCGTCAGAGAGAACCTTTCTCAACTGTTCTCTGCCGAATTCATCGTTCATATATGCATTGCGGATGTTTCCGCCGACCTGCATTTCTTCACCGTTAAAGGTCAAAAACTGCTGTCTGAGTACCGACACGCTGTCCTTTGTGAGCATATCGAGTGTGATTTTTTCTTTAAGTTCCATTTTTCATACCTCCGTTATTTTTATATTTTGTAAATCAAAGAAAAGTTTACCTGTTCATCAGCAACGAAATTATAAGCCTGTTTATTGAGCGGAGTAAACTGCAACCAAGCCGATTTGGTTACACTTCCTCTGAACATACCGCCGTTTTTGCTTATGCCGATATCGTGAACAATCACATCCGATTTGTTTGAAAACGGCATATTGAGCAAAGATATTGCAGATGTTCCGCCTAAAGATGTTGCGTTCATAATGACGGTGACATTTACAATAACGATATCGCCAATTTTTTCATAAAGGCAAGTTGCAGATTTTATTTTATCAATCTGAGTAGAGTACGGAGTAAGAGTAGCTGTACCGCTTTCAATATTTGACGAATCGTACTTAGTTGCCAAGGCGGTTTTATCGGCTTTAACAAGCAGAGCATTGTAAACCATACCACTTGTGAGATAACACGGGCTGTTATTTTTTGGCTCGCTGTCAAACGGCATTGAATCGAGCTTTCGGGCAATACTCTTGTCTGTTTTATCAAGCCTTGCTCCGAGTGAATTTTGACCGCCTCTTGCCGTGGCTATTTCGGTTTCAAGTGCAATTGCCCCGTCTGTTGCCTGTTCAATCCCCTCGTCCATATGGTTGAGGTTGTCGGCATTGAGGGGCGGAGCAGAGCCGTTCACAAAGACAATTTTATTGTATTTGTTCATTTTCTTTTACTTCCTTTCCTAATCGTTTTTCGCCCTTTGATGTGAGGGCAGTTATAAATCCGTCCATTTTCTTATTGAACACAAATGTTTCGATTGTCGGCAAATCTTCAAACGGAGTTTTAATTGTGTACTTATCGCCTGCCTCAAGCCACCAATACGAAAACAGCTTAATTTTTGTCGGGCGGTATTTATATACATCACCAAAAAAATTAACAGAATTATATTTTGTGCCGATATCACTTGCTGTTGTTCTGCACCTCATCAAAATGTTATCGGAAACATACCACGAAAAATCGTTACTGTTGCCATACAAAAACGCTTTTTTATCAGCAAACTTAGCACTGTACATACGGATAGGCTCAAGTTCGTAATCTTCAAAGGATAAATCTTTGTACGAATCGATTGTTTCAACGGAAGATTGAGAATACAGCCTTTTAAAACGCATTTTTCCGTCGGCATCTATAACGGCAAAGCTCAAAGTTAATTCTGCATAAGCTTGGATTAAATCTGACAAGGTAATGTCCTTTATAACCTTTTCCACGCAGGTATCATCAAATTTCAGCGGTACACTAAAGACAGATAAGCTCGGCGGTGAAACCCCTGTAATTGCATAATCTTTGGCAAATTCTGCGATTATTGAATAAAAGTTCTTAAAATTATCGTCTTTTTGATAGTGCGCATAACCATAAGCAAAACTGCCGTCCTCGTTCTCTTTGCCTGCAAACCACAAAGACATATCCACCTTTGACATATCATAAAAAGCGTCATAGGCTGTGATTTTGACGATGTTACGCTGTTTTTTATCTCTTTGAGCCGACTGAATTTTACCGTAGAAAACAGGACATTCAACCGTTCCTGTTTCGGCAGGACAAATAAGAGTATTTGACGGGTACAAATCATCTGACGGATACAACTCTGATTCAAGATATGTTGCCGTTATGATGACCTGTACCGTCTTTCCTATCAAAGCCGAGCAATCATAATCAATGAGTTTCACGCTCATTTCAGAGGCTATGCAACCGCCGAATTTCAATTCTTTTTCAACGATTTCATTTTCAAGCGAAAAACTGTCAAGCACGATACTTTCACCTGTTATATCCTCAAAACTGCCGTCGGGGGAATGCAGGGCAACGGTGTTGTAAAGTGTGTTTGTTTTCAGCTTATCAGCAATTTCTTTAGATACAAGCATTTTTAAGAATCACCCCTTAATACTCAATCAGCTCAACAGTAATCGGCTGATAGGTTATATCATTCTTTTCGGCATCCATTACGGTATATTCAATATCGGGAATATAAAAATAAGAGGTGTAATAGCTGTTCGTTTCATCGTTCCAATAAGTTACCCTGCACTTCCTCTGTAACTTATTCGCCATTGAGAGGTTGATAATCGACTGAAAATCAATCTTTTCGTCAAGATGAAGAATGTGAGTTGAAAACGAAATTTTTGTTTTGTAATTTGGCAGCGTTGCCCTTTGAAGCGTACCGTTCTGATCTCGTTCCGCAGAAGTTTCAAGTCGCTGATTCGGAGTTGATGAAAATGCGGTAATGTACTTATTCGGCATTATGTTGTTGCCGAATTTAAGCAAATAGCCGTTATAATTTGACATATCATCCCCCCTTTATGCAAATGCGGATTTACCGTTGTGTCTGCGTCTGTAAAGCTCATCCTGTCTTATCATTTCTTCAAAAAGCGTTGAACCCTCAAGCTCGGCAGTAAACAAATAAGTGTTGCCACCGTTATTGCGAAAGATAATGAACATTTCATAAATGCGTTTAAGCAGGTCAAGAATTTGTGTGAGAATCACTGTATCCTGACCGCCCGAATTGTCGAGCATACCCTGTAACTTGTTAAGAGGAGAAATAACCTCAGGGTTACCGCTGTTAGCACCTGCGTTATCGCCGACAACCGCAAGTGTCGGAGCTTTAACAATACCGCCTTTTGCAAATTTTCGTGCCGGTGATTCCGTGGGTTCTTCAAATCTCGGAATGAGAGGCGGATTTTCAGGCATTGAAAAACTCCAATCCTGTCCAAAAGCCGCTCCGATAATACCGGCTATTCCGCCGATTGAATTAACAACACCCGAAACGAAATTATAAATACCTGTCCACAACGCATTTATGCCGTCAATGATAGCGTTTATAATAAACTTAAACACGGCACAAATGCCGTCCCAAATACCTTTGAAGAAGTCGTAGATACCCTGCCATGCTTTTTTCCAATCGCCTGAGAAAACACCTGTAATGAAGTCAATTAGACCGCCGAATGTTTTCTGTATAGAGGTAACCAACCCACCGATAAATGTAAACACATTATCAAACACCCTTTTTACGGCATTGAAAACATTCTGAAATATAGGTCCCCAAAAACTGACAAGCCAGTTTACAAACGGTGACAGGAAGTTATTCCACACGGTTGAAACACAGTCTGCAACCTTGCCGAAGAAGTTTATTGCACCCTCAAAAACAGGCTTCAGCCAGTTTTCCCAAGCTGACTTTACTATTGCTACGATAAAATCCCACGCAGGCTTAATCCATTGATTGTAAACATTCATCAGGGTTGTGCCAATGTTGGTAAACATATTGCAGATATTCTGAAAAATCTGCTGTCCGTTGCCGTTCCACCAATTACTGATAATTGTTCCGATATCTCCGAAAATTTGACCGATAAAGTTAAACACATCTGCAAACTGCAATTGTAAATTTTCGAGAAATTCAGTGATTGTTGCACCGTCATTTTCAGTCCATTCAACAAGGCTTTCGGTTGCAGTTGAAAACGCACCCGAAACAACTTCGCCGACTGAGCCCGCAAAGGTTGTAAGATCGCTTAAAAGATTGGAAATTGATTCTTCCATTTGAGGGCGAACATTGTCAATTGCATTGCCTGCAAGTGTACCGAAATTATCAAAAAAGATTGAAAGGTTGTTATAGCCGTTTGTAAGATTGTTGCCTATGGTGTCTATAAAGCCGATAATCTTTTCCCTGTCTTTTGAAATCCACTTAGCAACACCGCCTGAAATGGTCTGAAACGACTTTCCGCCGATTGTCGCAACCGCTCCGAATGCGGAGCCAATTGCCCCGAGTTTTGCGGAACCGACCTTTTGCATTGTGCCGAATGCCTTTTGAACTATGGGAACAGCATTATCAAAAACGGTCTTGCAGTTCTTGCCTATAGCTGACCAATCAACCTTGTTAATACCTTTCTGTACATTCTCGACAAAGCCTTTGAATCCGCTTTTTTCGTATAGATTTTTGAATGCTCCCGAAAGGTTTTTGCTTGTGTCCTTGACAACATTCTTTGCAACAGCTCCGCCTGATGAACCGCCTGAAGAGCTTTTTGATGAGGAGGTGTCTGACTTTGAAGATGAGCTGTCAGAGCTTGAAAGCACATTCAGCTTATCAAAGCCCGCAACACTTCTCTTTGCTTTTTCGGAACTTTTCTGAACATTATCAAGTGACTTTGAACTGTCATCTGCCGTATCCGTAAGGCTTTTGGCAGAATCGGACGCAGATTTGATATTGCTTGCGGTGTTGTTGCCTGTATCCCAGCCGAAGACCTTTGAAAGCGATTCAACCGCACCTTTGGCATATTCCGTTAAAGTTGCAAGTGCGGAACTCAACCGCTTTACAACCTGAGTTGCCACCTGAAGAATAGGCTGACCGACTACGGCAAGGAGCTGTTTCCAACTTTCTCTGAGGTTGCCTGTTACATTCTCCCAACCGTCTGCTTCACGGCTTGCCTGTCCCATAGCACCCGAAAGCTGATTAGCGTCCTTAACCATTTGCAAAAGCGTGAGCTGTTTCTGCGATTCCGACAAATCCATAAATGACTTGCCATACAACTTATTAGCCGCCGCATTTCGTGTGGTTTCAGTACAGGACAAACCGAGTGCGGCATCATTTTCAAAGTTGCCTTTGAGAAACGATTTCAGGCTTTCTGCGGTGTCTTCAAGCGAACGGTCATAATATGCGGCACTGTCGGCTGTTACCTGCAAAGCCTCCTGCATCATACCCAAAGCACTTGAACTGTCCATACCCGTAGTTTTTGCAAAGGCATAAATGCTTGTGCCGACACCCTGTAATCGGGTTTCAAGAATACCGCTCTGATTGGCAACACTCTGAATGGCTGATTCTGCCTGCGACTGCATTGTGCCGAATGTCTGCTCAAACTGCGAATTTGCCGCATTGACTTCCGCAGCCGATTCAATGCACTGCTGACCGAACTCCTTGATTTTGGCAACGGAAAAGGCGGCAACCACAGCCGTACCGATTTTCTTAAACGAAGATGAAACCGAATTGCTTAACTGCTCACCGCTGCCTTTGATATTTGAAAACTCTTTCTCGGTTTTCTGAGAAACGCCCTCCGAAACCTTTGAAAAGGACTGTTTCATATCCGTGCTTACATTTTCAAAATCTTTTGAAAGACTTGAAAATGCCGAATCAAACTTTTTTGTAATTGAATCGGAAATCTTATGCAATGTTTTGGAAATATCATCACCCGTAAGCCTGACATCAAGCTCAATTTCACCCGCCTTTGTCGCCATATTCACCACTTCCTTTCATTTTAGATTCTTTAAAAACAGGCATAAAAACAGCGCACACCGTTATGATGTACGCTTAAAAATTTTGCAAAAGAACAGTCACCCCATTTGGAGTGGCTTTTTGTTTTAGTTGTTGAGTTCGTAGTATTTGATGTCGATTTTCGGAAGTGACACATTGTTGCCCATTACGGTTTCATATGTATAGTCGCCGTCACAAGTTCCCCAGAATGTGATTACATCATCTTCAAGGAGTTTGTCCGCACCGTCAGGAATTTCTACAGTTGCGTAGATTGTATCAGTCCACAATGGTTCATCAAGATACTCATTTTCTTCTTTGGTTATATTGATTCTCAGGTCAACCGAATCGCCCCAGCCTTCCTGAACCTGAATAATCTGACCTTCAAACTTGTAGTCATTACCTTTGTACTTGTCAGGGTTTCTTGAAAGAGTTTTAAAGTCGACTGTTTTGCAACCGTCTTTAAATTCTTTTTCAACCTTCTTCGGGTCTTTAGTAGGCTTTTCTGTTGCAACTTCTTTTGTGGTCGGTGCTTCTGTCGCTTTTTCAGTTGCTTTTTCTGAACTCTGATTTGCAACAGTAGTTTCCTGCTTTGATTTGTTTGAACCGCTGTTACCGTTAATTGCACCGTTTACACCGCCAACAATCATAATAGCAACAACGATAATAACCCAAAAATACCAACGCTTGTAAATTTTCTTCTTCGCATTTACAGGATTTACGGTTGCCGAGGTTGAATCGTTTCCGCCAAAGCCTGCACCGCACTTGTCGCAAAATTTTGCATCGTCCTTTAATTCGTTTCCGCAATGTGGACATTTCATAAACATACACTCTCCTTAATAAATTTGTTAGTGTATGTTACATTTTATCACTATATATTAACATTGTCAAGAATTTTGTAGATACAGCGAAAATTATGTACAAATTTACAGATTAGCGAAGAAGTTTTGAAATTCTGCAAGAACGGTGTTCATATCTTCGTCTGAATAGTGCTTTATATTCCTTGACCGCCACTTGTTGCGGATTTTATGCTGTGACGAAGTAAAGTTTTTCAAGACCTCTTTGTCGGTTTCAAGGCGAATTTGAACCGTTCTTGCAAGCGGTGTTTCGGGTCCTAAGCCTTGCAGAAGTGAGCAGAACTCATTCCAACTCATTTTAGCAAAATCCTTTGAATAAATGCTGACCCCGTACTCCGAGCGAAAGCTCGACACGATTAAATCAAAGTCATCAATCAGGTCGTAGCCGGGGTCTGAGCTTCCCCCTCGTCAGTCAAATCGCCTGTTGCAATTTTGGCAGATTCGCTGATAAGGACGTTAAAATCGTGCATATTCAGCTTTAACTTTTCAATCTTTTCTCTCTCGGATTCATCAAAAAGAAGATGATACATTTCGATAACATCTTTACTTTTACCGTTGCCGTCCTCAAAAAGTGCCGCAACTTTGAGCATTGAAACTGCGTCATTGTTGATTGCAAGGTCAACATTTTTAACTCTGACACTCGGCTTTTCCTCAAAATTAAGTTTGTCTGTAATATCAATTAACTTTGACATAATCGTTCATTCCTTTCGTTTTTTAAGCGGCTGCTGTATATACGGGTTTGCCGTTTGACATAACTTCAAATTCAAGCGGAGCAACACCCGTACTTGCGCCTGCACCGTTTGATGTAACGGATACAACTGCATTTTTAAAGAGGACGGTTGCACCGTTGGGGAAGGTCCACATAAACGAAACTTCTGTCTTTCTGCCGTTTTCAAATGCAAGGGCGGCAATCTGGTCATTGCCTGCGTCACCGATTGTACGCTTGCCCTTTACCGAAATTGTGATTGACTTTGCTGTCATAAGCCTTGACTTCCAGCCCTCGTTTTCAAAGGCTGTCCATTCCTCGACACCGTTGTCAAATGCAACAGAAAATTCTTCGCAGTTAGCAATATTTGTCGTGGCGGATTCTGTTCCTGCCTTGCCAACCGCAAACTGATTTTCATAGCACGGGAATACTCCCGATTCAACTTTTGCCATAAAATTACTTCCTTTCGTAATAAAATTTAACTTCAATGACCTGCTCATACACACCCTTGTCGTCTGTTCCCACATCAACGGGTTCTTCCGTGAGCAGTTCGATTATATAGATTTTGTGTTCCTTAATTTCAACTTTTTTAATGCCGTAAAGCGTTTCGTAAAGTCTGCGTGCAAACTCCTCGGTTTCTCTTGCGTTGTCGGTGTAATGGATAAGCAAAGACACGCTTATTGTATCGTAGGTGCTTTCACCGCCGATTGCCCTTGTGGGTGTTCCCGACTGCTTTAATGAATACACACCGATGGACCTGTCCTGCTTGTTGTCAAGCTTGCCGATGTAATAATGCTCGGCTGAGGTAACGCTTTTGAGCCAATCTCTGATGTCCGATAAGTAAATCAAAGTCCTGTATTTCTCCTATATATTTTAGTGAATGTTTGACTGCAAAAATTCTGCCGTGTACCGCCCTCAAGCCACGGTGAGAACCATTTACCGCCGGCGGCAATGTTTTCCTTACGGCTGAAATTATACTCGGGATGAAAATACAACCGTCTTGCATACGGAGTATCTGACACAATTTTAACTATCCCCTTTGCACTTTGTGAATAATCAACAGCGGTACTATCGTCTTGAAGTATGCTTGTATCAAACGGCATTACCTGCTTGTTTTTCACCCGTGTAAGAAGTGCGTCACCTGTCTGTTCAAGAGCCTGTTGCTTTGCCCTATCAAGCTGTTTTACAACAGGCATATTGAGTTTGATTTTTGATGATACCGAAAATCCCATTAAATCACATCCAATTCCGTAAAATTAACTTTGCCGTCGGGGTTGCGGTGTTTTGTACCCTGTACGATGTTTCGTTTTACGCCGTCAAGGATTACAAAGCCACCGCTTAAAGTGGGGCTGTCGGGAGCAATGTCGCCGTCAAAAAGCAAGACAGCCGACACCTGAACAATTTTCTGCTCTTTGGTATAGACCGTCTTTGCCTTTGACTGCACATTGCACACAGCGTTGCCTCCGCATAATATATTTGACGGATAAAGATTTTCGGAGGGATACAGGTTTTTGCACTCAAATGCGATAACAGGAGAGCCGTCCTCGGTTATTCCCTCACCGTAGATTGTGACCTCGACAGGAGTTTTGCAGAACTGCTTTTTTACAAGTGACGGAAATTTCACGGTTTTCACGCACCTTTCAGATTGCAGGATAACAAAGTCCTGTTGATTTTAGCAACGCATAGAGGTCGGCAGGAATTGCCACTCCGCTGATACACATTAAGTTCCAGCTTGCGCCAAATTCCATTGATGTGCCGTTGATTGAATAGCTTTTCAGATAGGAAGAAATCATATCGGCATTTTCTTCTTCAAAAGCAGTAAGTCTGCTATGCACTCTGCCGATGATTCTCTTCTGCATTTCCGAAAGTTTTTCAAAATCAATGCGGTTAAAAGTCAGAACATCAATGTGTTCGGCAGAGATAATACTGTTTTCATCTCCGCCCTGATGTTCAATGTAATCGGCATACATTACGCAACCGCCGTTGTGTCAACATCGGCATAAATGCTGTCAATTTTGCCGTCCTTGCCGTTCGGGAATACGAATGTGTCGGAAAGTGAACGGTTCTGATAGAGCCAGCCGTCACCCTCTGTGTGTGAGCCGGGAGCAAAGAAGTAAATGCTTGAAATCTTCGGAACAGTCTTGCAGGTTTCACCGCAAGCAACAAGAACATTGATTTTGTGAGCGCCTGTTGCAGGCTCAAAACCGCCGTCATCGGGGTTAAAGTTGAAGTTATCGTAGAAACGCTCATCGTCAATAACCTCGATGATAGGGCAACCGTCAATCTCGGTCACTCTTGTTTCAATGCCGATACCGCCCTCTGCAATCTGTGTAAGCTCAATCTTACGAGTGAACTCTGTTGACTGTTCAAGGCAGTCCATAATGTGAGATGTCACATAGGCAACAAGTGTGCCTCTTGCCTTGTATCTGCGGAGCTTGCCGGCAGAAAGAATTGTTTTGAGCTTTGAATAAGCGTTCTCCTTAGTCCACTCCGATGTCTTTGTTGAAGAATGGTAGCCGTCTGTTGCCTGAGCCTTTGCTGCAACCTTTGAGAAGAAAAGTGCGTCTGTTTCGGGAGCAACCTGTGTCTGCTCAAACACCTTTGAAATATTCTCAACCTTTGCGGTTGCGTTAGTTTCATCAACATCTGCCTTGTCAACGAGAAACTCAATATCTCTGTCGTGTTCGCAGGTGAACGGAACATCGGTCTGAACATATTTGCCCTTGTTCCAACCGCCGTTGCGATTGTGGTTCTTAAAGCCTGATGTACTCATCTGTGTGAAGTGGAATGTTCTTGCACCCACCCACTTTACATTTGAAGTGATGAATGGTGAAGTAAGTGTGCCCTGCATAAGAATTTCGAGCAAATCCGGGCTGAACTGCTCTGCATAGTTATTTGTGTTTGCCATAGTTAAATTATCCTTTCTTAAATATTAAATCTGTTCCATTTCTTTGTCGGAACGCTTGAATTTGGCTTAGTACCGTCTGATGTACCGTTACCGTCACCGCCGATTTTCTTAACTCCTGTGCCGTTCTCGGCAGGTTTGCCCTTGAGTGCGGGGATATCGTCAAGCACCTTTTTAACAGCCTCTGTCAGCTTTTCCGCATTAACCTTGCCGTCTGTCACAGCCTTTGAAAAGTCTGCAATTTTAAGCACATACGGAACGGTTGCAATGTCAACGCCCTGTTTTACGGCTTCGAGGGTTGCCGACTGATTGACTTCTGCCATAAGTTTTGCGTTGTTTGCAGATTCAACTTCCGACTGCATTTTTGCAAAGTCGGGAGTGTTCTTGGCTTTCTGCTTTTTAAAAGCACCGATAGCCTCTTTCATCTCATCGGCTGACAACCCCTGCTCCTTAAAATATGACTTCAAAACGGTGTCCTCTGTCACGCTTTGTTTGCCTGTAATAAGGCTTGCGAGCTTGTCGTAATCAAAGGCAGGAGCGTTTCCCTGTGGTGTTTCCTGCGGTGCAGGTGTCGGTTCATTGGGGGTTGGTGTTGGATTTGGTTCTGCCATTTTTTTCATATCCTTTCAGTTTTTCGGGTGTCTCCCGTAATCAGTTTATAGAGTGTCTCTCTGTTTCAGTTTTGCACGGTGTCTCCCGTAGTTTAATGTCTTCGGACAATAAAAAAGCACCTTACATATTCGTAAAGTGCTTAATCCGCTTTTTCTGTTTTTTCTGTTTTTTCTGTTTTAACTGCTTTGGCTCTCGGCTTTTTGGGAGCGTCAGACTTGACCTCTTCTGCAAAACCGCCGTCAATGAGTTCCTTTGCCCTCTGCTCGGAACATTCAAAAACTTCATTCACAGGTCGGGTTACATAGCCGTTCTGCCTGTCATTAAATGCTGTTGTTACTCTGATTTTCATTCTGTCACCACCTTTCTAAACTGGTCGAAATCGACGGGTTTAAATGCAAAAAAGCACCCTATAATCAACATTGCTGTCGATTATAAAATGCTCAATTCGTAATTTTATGCTGTTTTTGTGAATTGCATATAACAAAACCGCCCTTTTTACGGAGCGGTTAGATTATGCCACTATCTTTTAGATATTGCATTTTTTGTTTCTCTCTAAGCTTACTGTAAAGTGCTTCAGCATCTTTAGCTTCTTGTGGAGCATCTTCACGCAAAGTGACATTTAAACCATTTGTTACAAGGTACGGCTTAAACGCATTCCATAGAGATTTTTGTTCTTCAGTTTGTATCAATCTCATACCATCATCACCCTAAAAGTTTGCTGACTCTGTACTCGTTATACACTTCATCCATAGCTTTATCTTTTAAGCATTCAAAAGCATACTCACTTATATCCTCTATATTATAACCGTTATTTATCAATTTTTCAACCTTTGGAGCATAAATTTTATTAAGGTAATCGCAATATTCAAAATAATCGTTAATACCTCCGAATTTTGCTCTGTAATTTTTAGCGTCTTGCCAATGAATCAGTTCGTGCAGAATTGTACTCAATCTGTCTTGCGGACAAGCCAAGTTTTCTTGTAAGCCTGACAAATCACTTGTTGAAAAGTATGCTGAATTGACATTTAGAACATTTTGCATTGGCATATATGAAGCAATAGCATTTACTCGCATTTCTTCGGGAGTGACAATACAAATTTCAGGCTTTCCGCTTGTTTCAACCTCTCCGAGCATATCAAACGCTTTTCTCACTTGCATATCAAAATTATGAAGTTCTTTTCGTTTTAGCTTTACCTTATCTGAAATATAAACATTATCACACAATGTATTTGCCTTGTGGGTATCAATTGTAATTGTTTCGCCCTCAATTTTGCGTTCAAAAGTTTTTGATATATCTTCTTCAAAAACAGGTCTGTAATATTTCTGTTCATTGGTGTTTAGTGAGAATTGTTTTGCCTTTTCTTCAAGCGTATTCGCCCTATCGTGCCACTCATCGGCTCGGGTTTGGGCAATGCGTTTATTGTCCTCGTCAAGACTGTATTCGGCACGGCGGTCAAAGCGTTCTGCCTGTCGCTGTGCATACTGCTGTTTTTCCTCAATTCCTCGCTGACGGTCAAGCTCTTTGATTTCATCTTCAGACAACGGTGCGTCCAAATCATCAAGTTCGGGATAATATGTACTTGTGCTGTCCTTACATCTCGGATGAAACAAACCGTTCTTGATTGCGGTTGAGAGAAGCGGATAGTTTCCGTCTGACTTTTTGCCGTTTGAATAAACATCGTCAATAAACACCTTGCCGATATATTTTGCACAATCGGGGCAACCGCCCTGTCTTGAGTTCACAACAACAAGGGATACTCCCCATTCGGCTCGCTTTTCGCCCTCGCCACGAAGATAGGCTCTTTTGTTGGCTGTTTTAACCGCCATATCCGCATAATCAGAGAGCGTGTGCCTTGCACCATTTTTGTATTCCACACAATTAAGACCTGCGTTGAGCATATCTTTGCAAGCTATATCAACGGCTTTTTCGTATGTAACCGCACCCGTGTTCATTGCAACCTGTGCGTTAAAAATCGCCTTGCGGTACTTGTCGTTGCTCATACGCAAAACCGCCGTTTCTGCCCTCTTTAAATCGTCTGTGGTCGATTTTATGAGTGCGTCAAGTTTACGGTCATTCACCTTAAAAAACTCGGCTGTGCTGTGTTCTGACGGCTTTTTTGGAGCTTTGAAGCCGTCCTTGACAGCTTCAAGAATTTCTGCCTCCTGACTTGCATTTCCGTCAGCTTTGGCGGTGCGAATCATCTCTTCAACCTTGCTGTTAATGGTTTTGAAACGCTTGCCAAATTTCTTTGCGTTGTGCTTACGGTACTCTTCAAGACTTTTGAGCTGTTCAGCCTGCCATTGTGTCCAGTTGTAACCCTCTTTGGTTTCTTCGGCTCTGTGACGGCTGAAATTGCGCATCATGCTGTCAATCAGTTCATCTTCGATTTTTTCAAAGGCTTCTCTGATATTGTAATCACTCATTGTTTACCTGTGTATCGTTCTGTTCGGGATTGCTTTCGGCTTTTTCTGCATTATTTTCCGCATTTTCTTCATCATCTGCGTTATTGTCAGGTTCTTCTGTGTCGGTAAGGTCCACATCGTCAAGCTCCGATTTTTCTTCTTCGCCTGCAATGCCCTGTTCTTCCTTAATTCTCTGCACCTCTTCGGCTTTCCAATCCTCCGACTTGCTGTCGCCGTAAAGCTCGTCAACCGAGGTTTCAACTGACATCAAACCGCCCTGTCTTGCTTTTGACACGGTTTCAACCTGACTTTCAAAGCTCGGATTTGCATATTCGCCGAAGTTTACGGACACTTCCAAGCCCTCAACAATACCATTGCCGTTAAGTTCACCGTCTGCATTGAGTACAACTGCAACAAGGCTTTGAAGTGCGTTCTGCGTAATTTTCACAAGGTTCTGCCTTGTGTAAAGGGTTGTCTTTTCCTTTTCACGCTGAGCATCTGCATTATCAAGCTTCTTCGTATCAATGCCGAGAGTTGACGGCGATATAATGCCCTGTAAGCAGAGGTCGAGGGCAGTAATGTATGAACTCAAATAGCTTTCGTGCTGAATCTGCGGACTTTCGGTGTAAATCCTGTTGCCGTTGCCGTTTTCAGACATATCGTTGCCCACGGTGATAAATCGGTTGTCAAACGGATTTGGCGATATCGGCTGACAGGTTTCGGGATTTCTCGGAACAAGGCAATCAGGCACATACTGCTTTGTTCGGCAGGCTCTGAGTGCGTCCATCCACTGTGACCACACTTCATCAAGACTGTCGAAAGCGTCTGTTTTTATGCCGATAATGCCCGCACCTCTGCCCTTGTGGCACGATTTGCCGTAAAGGACAGGTACAGCCCACATATATGATTCGTCAAATGTAACGCCCTTTGAATCAATCCACGAAAGAGCGTCAACCGTGTGCAGGTCAATCTCTTTGCCGTTGTCATCGTACAAAGCATAGTGAATATAGCCGTAACCGTATGTTTCTTCAAAACGGTAACGGCGGTGTTTTTGCGTGTAATCGGTGTAAAACTTAACCTCTCGGATTCTGCCGCGCACATATGTAAAGTCGATGTTTTCGGCAGGATACCATTCAACAATCGGAACATCTGATACAGCCGTGTCAAAGCTGACCTTAAAAGCACCGTCACCGACAACACATAGGTCACGGAGCATTTGCTTAACCGTGTCTGACAATTTGTTCTGCTTTTCAATATCTTCCCAACGCTCAGCATAAGCGGTTGAATTTTTACTTGTAACATCTGTGCCGTTGTAGTCGGCAATTACGATATTCACAAGCGTTTCGCAGATGAGTGCCGGCAAACCCGTGTGTATTTTACGGATTTCAAGCCCCTTTGTGCTTTTTGCCGCCCAAAACATAGTTTTGTTTGTATCAATCTGCCTGTACAGCTCCGCAAGCTGTCTGCTGTTGCCCCAATACCAAATGCGATTGATAAAGCACTCGGTCAGATGATTGCTTGTTTCGGTAACGGTAATTGTTTTGTCGCTTGCAGGAGTAATCTGCAAAAAGTTTTTAATTCCCGATCTGATAGATTCAGCCATTCTGTTAATCAGCCCCATTTATTTCACTTCCAATAATATTTTTAAACGGCAGCCACGCATATTGACCGCTGTTAATGCAATGGTCGTGACCGTCCTCGGGTGTGTTGTCTTTATCCTCTCGCCAGCTGTAAATTTCAAACTCTGCAATCGTGTTTTTACAATGTTCAAGCACAAAATAACAGTCGGTGGCAAGCCAGCCGAGTACAAGATTGATTCGGTCGATAATCTTCGTTTTCTTCCATGCATTTGCAAAGTCATAGACACAGCCGTGCTGTCGCTTATACTTTTGAAATTCGGTAATAGTCGCTTGGTCGGCGCTGTCAATAAAAGCCGTGCGTGCAAAGCCCCATTCATCACGGTTGCGGTCAAGAAAATCAATAAAATTCTTCACCGTGTCACTCGGGGCAATAGGTGTTTGCATTTCAGCGTTGTTATAAACTCTTTCATCAAGCTGAACACACTTGCCGTGATTGGTAATGCCGTAAAATGTCATTGCGATAGTGTCAGGCGACTTCTGCGAATAGGCGGTATCAAGACCTGCGGTGAACTGAACAAAGTGTTCCGACTTGCGGTTACAGTTCAAAAACTTTCCTGCCCACTCTTTTGATTTGATATGTCTTGCCCTCTCAAAATTCGGGAACACAAGACCTGTTGCTCTGCCTCGCAAACCTAAGATTTTATTTTTATAGAGCTTTGTACCTTTCGGTGCAGAGTTCTTTTTCTTTTCAATCTGTTCAGGTGTAAGACTTAAATTGTCGGCAAAAGAAAAGAACCAATACCGCCAATTCGGTACAGGTTCTTCGGTAAGCTCCGCCGTAATCTCGGGAGGAACATCGTTTTCATATTTTTTAAAAGGACGGGAGCGGTTGACAAACTCCTTATACACAGGCAGGCTCGGATCATCGGGATTCAGCGTTGCAAGCATATAGTCATTACGGGTTGACATCTCTCGGATAAACTCGATATCGGCGGTGTTGATTTCGTCAATATAAACGCACCCAAACTGCGCACCGAGAACCATTTCCCACTTATCCCGACTGCTGTAACCGAGAATATAGATAATTTTGTCCTCAAACTTGATATGCGGCAGCTTGTAGTACTTGTCGCCGTTGCCGCAATAGACAGCGTTGCGGTGCAAGTCAAGAATACCGTTGTCCTGCTGAATTATAGTTTCCTCAGCCTTGCCCGTAGTTTTGGCGGCAATTGCGTGAAGCTTCTTCGGCGACTGCGACACCATTCGCATAAACTTAACGCCTGCTCCGACGGTAGTTTTGCCGGACGCTGTAGTTCCTTCAAGAAATTCAGCCGACACATTTGTTGTGTTGATAAAGTCGATATACTTTTGTGACAACGGGAATTTGTTACTCACTCAGTCCCTCACCACCCAACTGTCTGAACACATCTGATAGCTTTTCGGACTGCTCAACCTTTGCGTCAACCTTAACGGTGTATTCACCCGTCATCTTGTTGAGCGTGTCAATCGCCCTTATTCTGTCGGAGGTGTCCTGCCCGTCATTCCTTGCAATGTCGGACAAAGCAACCTGTCTGTCCTTTGCACTCATAATGCGCTCGTCCTTGAGCTTATCGGAAAGCTCCTTGATGTACTCTGCAACTCTCACATTCTCTAACAATTTGCAGGCATTGGCATTTGCGTAATTCTCGGAATATCCCGCCATAATGGCACTCTGAACGGTGTTACCGCTCTGCGCATAATATTCCGCAAACTTCCTCTGTCTTGCATTTAATTTGTCTTTCACGGTATCACCGCCCTTTCTAAAAATAAGCAAAAGAAAAGACAGCACATTTCTGTACTGTCTTTAAACACAGGGTTCCGGGGTTGCACCGGAATCTGTAAAAACTGTTTTCCTATTTAAACTATCCCCTGCGTTTATAATATTATATCAATAAATTTTTAAATATTCAAGTGTTTTCTTTTTCTTTCCCATTTATTCAATAATGCACTTACATATTTCTGTTCTTTATCAGTCAATTGACGATCTCCAATTTCATTATGTTCATAACCCAAATGGGTATGTGGCATCATTCCATTATGAGGTCTACCTTTAACGTCAATTTGTTTTATTCTTTCGCCGTAGTTGTCATAAAAAGTAACACTTTTGATGTTGCTCTGTTTGTCAAGAGTAGCATACACTCTATTTTTTGTCATAGTTTCCATAGGAGCTTTTATCGAAGTATTACCATTCATACGAATTACTTTTATTTCACCAAATTGAGCAACTGTGTGATATTCTGTACCGTACTTCTTTCCCTTATCACTTATACCGCTTGAAGAGCCTCTTCCGCCCATTATTTTGACCTCCTGAATTTTTCCTGAAACGATTTGATGTTGATGATGTTTCCCATACATTCTTCGGGGACTCTGCCGTAGAAGATAATTGTTTCAGGCTGTAAGCGTTCAATCATTTCTTTGTAACCTTTCAAAAACAGTTCTTTTGATTCCGTACGGTTCTGCGTTCCAACACTTGATACGGCAACCGTACCACCCAAAGGCTCGCCGTCAAAACACCATTCAAAACTTTTTTCGTCGCTCCAACAAATTGTAGGTATTACCTCAATGCCGTAGAGTTGTAAATATGCACCTATCCAATGCTTGCGATAGTGGTTATAAATCTGCAACCCTGTCGGATAATCAGTGTAAAGACTGAAATCAGGCGATAATACACAACTGAATTTTTGTAGACTCTCAATATACCTGTCGGGTGTATTCCACAACCTCTGAAACTGGTAATCGTCAAGGAAAAAATGTACTCCGCAATCACTTTGCTTACTGCTTAAAATTTCGTTAAATCCAATGAATTTGTTTTCAGTAATTTTTGTAGGCTTGATAATCGGGATGTCATATTCTCCTGCACCTTCAAAAATCGTCCTTGTACTGTTTTCGTAACCTGTACCGCATTTGTCTTTATACATCAATTTCACCTCACAACACAAAACCGCCCTCAAACGAGAGCGGTCTGTGCAATTTTTATCTTAGGAGAGTTTCGCATATGTCCTGTTTGTCAAACTTTCATAATACCATTATACGCAGGGTAAGGGTGACATTCAATGACATTTCAAAATAATTTTACGAGAAATCGAACTTTTTTCGGAACGCCTGTAACGCTTCGCCGTGCAATCTCAGGGTATGCCTTACGCTCATTTCCATACTCTCGGCAATATCCTCCCACCTCTGACAATTTATGTAATACTCGGTCAAAATTGCAATGTAACGGTAATCGTCAAGTGCATTGATTTTACTGCGGATTTCAGTTTTCAACCGCACAAGATTGTCAATTTCCCTATTGATTTCAGCCTGAAGGTCTGCAATCCTGTCCACAATCCGCATAGGGTCATTCACTCCTGATGTCTTAACAGGCTCGTTCTGCTTAACCGATACCTGTGCAATATTCAGCCTAAGTTTTGACAGCTCGTGTTCTTTCGTTCTGATCAGCTTATCCGAAACCCTGACCGAATATAAATAATCTTTAACCGTCAATCCACTTCACTCTCCTCGTCAAGCATACCAAGTTTCTGCGCCAACGTAACAACAGCGGTTACAATCAAATGCAAATCCTTACCTTTGATGTTACACATATTAAAGCAAACATCGCCCTCATCGTTATCAAGTTTACCAAAATCAATAACAAGTCCCTTTGTAATCGTCTTGCTTTCATTGTTATCGTAATTAACGGTAATGTTTTTAATATCTTTCATTTTCTTCATCTCCTAAAAGTTCGGGATTATCGTAGATATTGCCGATTACTTCAATTTGTTTCAAATCTTGATAATATCCAAACGATAAGGTTTCAAGTGTTGAATACACAAGACCAAAATACGCTGTTCCGTTTCTTTGTTCAAACACTACATTATGAACAGTATCACCATATTTTACAATATCCCCCTCAAAAATCTTCGTGCCGTTCTTGTCGGTCAAGCCTGTGTACTGACCGACTGTATCTGCGTAAACGGGATATTTTTCTATTGTAGGCTCTTGCTGATAAATTATTGCAAAATCGCCATCACCATTCTGTGGAAAAATACCGCCGTAAACCCAATTGCTTTTTATTTTCTCACCGTTTAGTCTGACTTTCTCGCCATATCTGCGAGTTTGACCTCTGAATAATATTTCTCTCATCACTCTTCACCGTCCTCAATAGGAATAGGCTGATTCCAGCACCTATAACAACTAATATACAAGTCACCTTTTTTTGTTTTTGCACAACCCGAAACAGCTCCTAATTTTTTTAGGCAAACCTTTGGTACTCCGTGATCAAGCTCTGCATTTGGGTAATGTTTCAGGAGTTCGGTCAGGTAAGTCCTCTGTGGATTTGCATTGCTCCACCGCTGTACAATTGAAATTGCTGCTTGAGGATAAAGCATTTCAAAATCTGTACAGCATTCTCCTACACCGTTATTATCGCTACTTAAAGGGCATTTTGCACATTCCACTTTGCATATTCCTGATTTCGTTGTTTTCGACATTCTCGCTTTTTCAGCAAAATATGCCTTTGTATTTGAACAATCAATCATTTTCTTCATCTCCTTCAAAATTAACAACTTTTCCGTTGTCTGTGTAGTCCCGCTTCTCAAATTCAAGTTTCAGCTTGTCGATAACCACACGGTCGATATGCTCCCAAAACACTTCGTCAGTGTCAGAGTGTTCAATTATTTCGGTCATAGACTTTAGTGCCTTTGCGCATCTATCACGGCCAAAGCCGAAATCCTTATGCAAAGCATACAGCATTGTTTTAAATACTCTGCGTGTGATGTCTTTGTTTTCTCTTTCTCGGATCTGTTCATATGCGCTTTTTGCAATCCGTTCAGCTTCCTGTTTAAGCTGTTTCGGAATCTTAGGTGGTATTCTTGCTTTCAACGCTTTCTCTCCTTTCGTCAATCTTATCAAGTGCAGTTACAATCAACGAGCTTTTGGCTTTGGTGTCCATAAGCTCTGCCTGATAGTAAAACCGACCCGTTGTATTCCGTCTGATGATACAGCCTTTCAGAATGTATTCTGCACCGTTGTACAGCACGGTTCTTTCAAGGTTGCGTTTAACTTCCGAGATATTCACAGCATTTCCACCTTGATGTAAATACCCGAAACCTCTGCCCAAAACTTTTCACATATCTCACTTGCAACAAGTGCGTCATCAGACCAAAAGCCGATAGCGGTCATACAGTCTTTTAGCATTTTTTGCAGATTGTCCGTGTCAGGTTTTGTTATACGATATTCGCCGTCCTGATGTTTACCACGAGGAAAGCACCACTTTGTTATCAGTCTGACACCCGACTTGTACGGGTCTGACGGTTTAAACTTTGCTAAATGTGACATGAGCTTTTCTCTTGCCTGTTTCACCTCGGGCGGATTGTAAAAAACAGGTTTGCCGTTTTTTACCATAACTTTATGTTCCTGTGCCGTTACGGTCGGCGGTATCATCGGCATAAAAAATTCAGTCTTCATTTTCTTCAAAATAATCAACTCCATACCACAACTTTAATTTCGGGTCGTAAACTATGTATCCGTTAGCTACTAACTTATCCAACACATAGTCAATCAACGCCGGTCGTTTAGAAATCCAGTCCATTACCTGATCGTTTTTGTAACTGTAACTTTTATTTGGAAGTTTTCGCCTCAAAGGTGGCATTCCCTTAGCGATTTTCAATCTTTTATCTTTTGAAGTCGATTTGCATTTTGCCATTTTTTGCCATTCCTTTCTTAACTTTAAAATTTTGCTTTTAGTCACAGGTCAGGGGAAGGAGTTGTTGTGCGTAAGCTTCGCACAACTACTTCACCCCTGTGACCTTAGGGAACGGAAATACTCCTATATATATAGAATATATATATAGTTTTTTTCTTTCCCTCGGAAAATCTCGAGAAAAAAGTCATTTTCCGTCATTTTCGGAAAGAGAATTTCTCGGGAAATTTTCCCTATTTTCCTTCACGGAAAGGGAAATTCTCGATAAAATTTTCTTTCCAAATTTGACAAAAAAGGAAAATTTATTCGACTTTTTCCTTTTCCCTCAATCCTGTTTTACCGCCGTCAATCCAAAATCCGCCGTGTTCTTTTAGTCGATTTCGGACTGTTTTTTCGGTAACTCCAAGATATGTAGCAATGTCATTTATATCTGCCTGACCGTTATTTTCTTCTGCAGTAAACGCTGTCATAATAGATTCTGAGCGTTCTTTTTTGCGTTCCGATTCACTTTTTTTCTTGCTGAAATTCTTTTTGTAGGGTGAGCCTTTGATGTTAAAATCGCCCTCAAAATTACAGTCCTTCAACACACCTGTTGCGTCCGATTTGTGAATCGGATAATCAAACCAAAGGTTAAGTGCATCAAATGCCGGAAACTCTCGCAGAGTACCCTCTATTCTCCACGCTGACATCCCTTTTACGGTTTTTTCGGCACGGGCAACATCTGACATCATCAGCTTAAAAGACTGTTCAGGAAGCGTTTTGCGTGCGATGTCAATCATATTATTTGACATTACCAAATCGTCCTGCGAACACACTTCACTGATTTTGTTGAAGCGACCTATCCATTCTTTGCAGATTTTACAGGTTCTTTCATCCTTTTGCTGTTTCATCAAATCATCGCTGATTTCAAGCCTTGTAAGGTCAAGGAGTGCATCGGGGTCACGAGCGAAAACACCCGAGCCCGAAACTCTGTCCATTGACTTTTTACCGCCCTGAGCACCTTTTGAATGGTGGTGACAGTAGATTACCGCACATCCGATTTCTGTACATACCTTGTCAAACTGGTTGCAGAAATGTGCCATTTGGTCCGCACTGTTCTCATCGCCTGTAATAACCTTGTATATCGGGTCAATTACTACGGCTATAAAGTTGCCTTTCAGTGCTCTGCGAATGAGCATAGGGGCTAACTTGTCCATAGGCACAGACTTACCACGCAAGTTCCAAATATCAATTCTGTTTAAGTTTTTTGGTTCAAGTCCCAATGCTTCATATACATCCTTGAATCTGTGAAAACAGGACGCACGATCAAGCTCAAGATTCACATACAAGACATTGCCCTGCGCACACTTAAAGCCGAACCATTCTGTTCCCTCGGCAATTGCAATACACAATTCGATAAGACCAAATGACTTACCTGCTTTTGAGGGTCCGCCGAGGAGCATTTTATGTCCCTGTCGCAATACTCCCTCAATCAGAGGCGGAGCAAGTTCAGGAGGATTTTCAAAAAAATCTGCAAGGTTGTCAAGATCAGGTAAGTCATCGTTGATACTTTCCACCCAGTCTTTCCACTCGGCAAAGTCTGATTTACCGATGTTTGTGTCAATGATAAACTGCTTTTTGCCGTTGCGGATAACACCGGGCATACGGCTCAGCCTTGACGGATTGCGGTTCTGCTTGTCGATTTCAAAGCCGTTTTTATGGCATACATTGTAGAGATAATCAACCCTTTTACGATACTCGTCATAGTTTGCGGCATCAATCTTAACAATAGCATGGACTGATTTTCCGCCCGAATAAACAAGCACCGCAACAGGCAGCTCAAGCTCTCTGATGATTGCATTTTGTTCTTCAAGAGCCATACAGTCAGATTCCACCAGAGCGTAACGATAATCGGTTACATTCTCGTTTTTAACACCCTTACCGTCCAACGGATTAAACCTTATCCACGCACCTGCCTCGGGTTTGTAATCACCGAATACATTTGATATATCACCGTCACAATTGTTGAGGGCGGCAATAAGCTCACCTGCCGTACGGTCACAACTGCCCTTTGTAGGCAGATATTTAACCTTGCCGTTATCGTTTTTCTCCCAAGTTTCGGTTACATAGCCGACATTTTCGGAGCTGTCAAAGAGGGTTTCAAGGTAGGTTACAATTTCATTCACAGGATTCCAGTTTGCAGGCTCGTGAAACTTTACACCCTCACAGGCTGTTACTCCGATATCGCCCTGTTCAAAAGCAATTTCATCATTCCAGCCGAGTTCTTTCGATTCACGAAAAGTCATCCCCCTGTCTTTTGCCATTTGGACTATCGTGCCTGCTGTGACAGGTGAGGCAGAGCCGTTAAAGCTCTGCCATTTCTTTTCACACTCACCGTTGTGATATCGGCTGTCTGCTCTGCTCCAATCGTCCCAGTCCTTTACGCTGTATCCCTCTTGTTTGAGTGCCATTCCGACATTTACCCAGTCTTGGTAGTCAAGCTCTGACGGACTGATGTATTCAAGTGCATTAAGTAAGTCCAACCGTATTCACCTCGCTTTGCGGTACATATGTTTTCGGGTTAATGTTTTTCGGAGTTCTCCAACCGTTTGCGGCAATCCTTGAAATCAAGGCTGACGCTTCGTCAAACTGCCATTTGCCCACGTGCTGAAAACCTCTGCTTTCAAGCATACGGATTTGTTTAGGTGTGGTTAAGCCCTCAATTCTTCGCTTTTCGAGCCTGTCAAGAATAAGTTTTGCTTTGCCGGCACTCTGAATTTCATCGGGGAATATTCCGAGCTTTTCAAGTTTTGCTTTCTGTTTGTCTGTAGGCGGAGAACACTCCCAGCCGAATGCTGGAACATATCCTGCAAGGTCCTGCGCCTGAATTGACATTTCGTACTGCAACGGATCTACAAGTTTGCGTTTGCGTGTTCGCATTTCCGCAAGCTGATTTGCAAGCGCTTCTTCACGCTGAGCCACAACATCTTCGCTTGCTTTTTCCTCTGCTTCTTCAATATCAATCGGACATCCTGCCTGTTCCGATAAGTTTTCGGTCATCTTTTGTGCGACTTCTTCATTGTCACAAATGAGATGTGCAGGTCTGCAAAGTTCGTGTCTTTCGGTGTGCCACAAAAAGTCGAGCAGCAAAAGCTCCGTCTTGTTTGGAGCAAGTCTTGTACCTCTGCCGACCATTTGGCAGTAAAGCCCACGCACCTTTGTAGGTCTTAAAACGACAACGCAGTCAACACTTGGGCAGTCCCAACCCTCGGTTAAAAGCATTGAGTTGCACAGCACGTTGTACTTATCATTTTCAAAATCCTGCAATACTTCCGCTCTGTCTTCGCTGTTACCGTTGACCTCTGCCGCTTTAAAGCCTTTTTCGTTCAAAATGTCTTTAAATTTCTGCGATGTTTTTACAAGTGGTAAAAACACAACAGTTTTACGGTTCTTACAGTATTTTTTCATTTCTTCGGCAATCTGATAAAGATACGGATCAAGTGCCGTGTCAATGTCGCTTGCTTTAAAATCTCCTGCCTGTGTGGCAACTCCCGAAAGGTCAAGTGTAAGCGGTATTGTCACAGCTTTAATCGGTGACAGATACCCCTCTTTGATAGCCTTAGGGAGTGTGTATTCATACGCAAGCGAATCAAATACTGTTCCTAAATTTTTCATATCTCCTCGGTCGGGTGTTGCGGTAACACCCAACACTTTTGCATTGTCAAAATGCTCAAGCACACGCTGATAGCTGTCGCTGATTGAGTGATGTGCTTCATCAATAATGATTGTGTCGAAATAATCGCTGTCAAAGTTTGACAGCCTTTTCTCACGCATAAGCGTCTGTACAGAGCCTACAACAACCCTGTTCCACGAACCTATGCAACTTTGCTCGGCTTTTTCAACCGACGAATTAAGTCCTGTTGCTTTTTGGATTTTGTCCGCCGCTTGGTCGAGCAATTCTCCACGGTGGGCAAGTATCAGCACCCTGTCACCTCGACGGACACATTCTTCGGTGATTTTTGCAAAAACTATCGTCTTGCCACAGCCTGTAGGCAAGACAAGTAATGTTTTTAAATTGCCGCTTTCCCACTCGGAGAAAACGGCATTCTTCGCTTCATTCTGATACGGTCGTAACTGCATTAAAAGCTACCCGGTGTCCAGTTATTCGGCATCGCAGTATTTGGCGTTGCAGGCTGTGTGTTATACTGCGGCGGATATGTAGGCTGTACATACTGCTGAGGTGCAGACTGTGCTACGGCAGGCGATATCGTTGTCACATGCTCATCGTAGGCATAGAAATACTTGATGTCATTTGTTACGCCCTCTGTGCCGTCATTCTTGACATATTTGCGGATGATAACCTGACATTTACCTTTTTTACCGATAATGCCTGTCCAGTCCATACGGAGCGGTTCGCCGTGCTTTTTCATTGACACAGACAAAAAGAGCTGTGACAGCTTCCATTCAAGCGATGAGTGCAGTACGAAATTAACTGTAATTTCTTGCTTGTCATCTGCTCCCCACACATCAAAAGTCACTTTTGCCATATTGCATGGTGGCAGTTTACCTTTACCCTGTGAGCGAGCACGCTCAACCTTTGCTACTGTAAAATCATAATCACCCTCGGGGAGCGGTTCATAATTTCCGCCCTCTTCGGTTATTTCGTCGTTCCAACCAAATTCTCTATCCATTTATACATCTTCCTTTCTTATTAAAACGGTAAGTCACGGTTGCTCTGTATCACTTCGAATACCTTATTCCACGCTCCCACAAGGCAACCGTTAATAAATCGTGGGTCATAGTTTGTGATTGGTGTATCGTAAGGGTAGTGTCCCTGTGTAAACACCGCCTGTCTGATTTCGCTTTCATCAACACCGTTAGCTCTCATAAGGTCGGCAAGAGCTTTTGGTATGCCCTCGGGAATATTGACAGATTTATCATTCTGTATCTGAGGTGTTGACAGCGGTACAGATTCGGGAGTTTTTTCAATTTGCGTAGGTTGTGGCACAGGCTGTGTCACAGGCTCTGCCTTAGGAGGCTGAGGTATCGGATTCTGCGGAACAGGAGCGTTATTTACAGGTGCAACATCATTAAAAATATGGGCAATGCCTGCATAGCTAAAGTCCATTTCTTCGGGCAGTCCGTGACGGTTCTTTGCATCCCAACAAGGGTGATGAAGCGTGTACATCACTCTCCCTCCGCCCTGTGCCTTATACTTTCTGCCGTCTTTGTCGGTCGCTACCGCTACTGTTTTATAATTTGCAAAAAGCACCATATCCGCCCATTCTTTTACAAGCGGAGAAATCTGTGAAGCAGTCTTTTTGCCGAGTTTTAGCTCCCAACGGTCATACTCGCCGATTTCATCAGGCTGTGAAAACTTGCGGAGCTGTGCATGTGCGGTAAGCACAACATTGATACCTCTGTCAATCAAATCTTCAAGGCTGTTCAAAAATCTGCCGAACTCCTCTTTTTCGTAAACATATCCGTTTCCGTAACCGAAATCTTCAATACCTTTTTTGTCGTACTTTGAGCAAATATCATCAATACAAAGCTGTTCTGCCCAGTCGATTGTATCAATAACAACCGTCTTGCATACAGTCGGATTGCTTTTGATATATTCAAGCTGACTCTTTAGCATGGTCCACGATGTTGGCTTATCCATTCTCGCAACATCAAGGTTTTTTGTGCTGCCCTCCGTGTCGATAAACAGAGGATTCGGAAACTGTGAAGCAAAGGTTGATTTGCCGATACCCTCAGGACCGTAAATTACAACTTTTTGCGCTGACTTTATTTTACCTCTTGTGATGTTCATTATCTCACCCCCTGTACATCTGAAAAATTGATTTTATTGCCGTCAACATCAATGACAACATAGTCGATTGCGTAGTTGAGCAGTTCGTTTGTCAAATCCTGTATTGACTTGCCTGTCATACCTGCAATCAAAACAATTCTTGAATAGTTTTCAGGCATAATCTTGACCTTGGTATAACCGCAGGCAAGCTCTCTGTGCGGATTGCATTTGATTACACATTCATTTGTATTTGTTTTTGCTGTTGTTTTAGCTGTAGTTCTTGTAGCCATAATTAAAACTCTCCTTCTGTCCAAGTCGGTGTTGTAACAGGTGTGGTTGTTTCGGACTTAATATAGCCGTCCTCGATGATTATTGAACATTCATCGCCGTTTGAAACTCTTGTTGCAATAGCCTGCAATCCCTCTGATTCAAGCCATTTTGCAAAATCTTTGAGTGTGTCGGTATCCATTTGTTCGAGCTTGTCAAGCAGGACAAATCCGCATTCAGGATTGAGCTTGCGAACAATTGCCGTAGCGACACGAAGCTGTTCCGAACCGCTCATGTTGTCCCACTTAAAACCGTTATATGTAAGCTCGCCCTTTTCAACCGATAAGCCGTCAAGGGGCAAATTTGCGTTGTTGAGCAAGTCATATTTTGTTTTGCGGATTTCTTCAAGCTGTGCCGTCATATCGGCATACTTGCCGTAATATTCCTTTGCATCATCATCAGCTTTCGCTTTATCGAGGTTGGCTCTGACTTTGCGGTTAATTTCGTCAATTTCGGTAATGTTTCTTTCAAGCTCTGCCGTGCTTTCATCGTGCAGTTCGGCAACGGTCTTTCTGCTCTGTTCAAGCTGTGCAAGCACTTTTGTAAGTTCGGAATTGTATTTTCTCAAATCCTCGTTAAGCCTGTTGATTTCGCTCTGCAAATTGTTGGCACGGCTTTCAAGGCTATCTTTTTCTGCTCTCAGGCGGTTATTTTCACCGTTGCGTGCAAGAATTTCCTGCTGTTTATTGATAAGTTCAGAGGCTGATACAGGTTCGTTCGGCACGCCTTCGTATTCGGGCATTTCGGCGGCAAACTTTTTCTTTTGGTCTGCAATCTGACCGATAGCACGGCGCTCGTTATACACCTGTGTTTCCTGCGTTTCAAGCTCGTAAACTCTGTTGCCTACACCGATAATCTGCAGGAGCGTGTCAGCCTTTTCCTTGCCGGTTGCATTCATAAATTTCGGCAGGTCAAGAGCAAAGTTACTGACAAATGCGTCAAGCAAAGCCTGTCCGCCTTTGTTGCCTGCGGTGTCAATTACTTTAAGACTGCTGTTCTTACCGCTACGCTCCACAACAATACCGTTTGAGAGCTTGATTTTGAGGTGTGGCGGAATTGTTGAACCCTCACGGTACGGAGCAGACGGAGCGAAACGATTACCGCCGAGAGCCCACGCAATTGCGTCAAGAACAGATGTCTTGCCCTGTCCGTTTTTACCGCCCAACACGGTAAGTCCGTTTTCGGTCGGTTCATAAGCAACCGCCTTTACTCTTTTTACATTTTCGATTTCAAAAGCTGATATTTTTACTGACATATTAAAGTCCTCCTTGACAATTCGCTTAAAATTGTCTATCATTTAATTAAGGTATTTTTCTTTGTCCGTTGAGGCTTTGCAGAGCTTCAGCGGATTTTTTCTTTTTTTCTTTGAAGTATTGCATATTTTTTTCGCGCTTGATATAGGCGAGCTGACCTGCAATCGCTACAAAAGTCAGCGCTTTTTCGTTCAAAAAAATCTTTTCCGCAACGCTTACAATGTTGTACGGGTATTCTTTTAAACGATGTGCAACTGTCGCAATCTTTTTCGCATGCAATACAGCCTTTGATATTGCTCCAATTCAAGCACATATCCTTTTGCCAATATTCACTGTATTCCTCATCAACATTTGAGTTCGTTTTTGCAACACAAAGTAAATCTCCTGCGATGATTGATAACAATAGATTAGCTTTGTTTTTTTCTTTGTCCGACATAAGTCGCTTGTATTTTAACGGCTTGTCAGGCGTTCCGTCTCCAAAGTTTCCGTTGCCTATATAATTTCGTACTTTGTCAAGATTTTCCGTGAGATACTTATCAAATACACGTCCTCTGATAGCTTTAACTGATCGACCGATTCTGTCGGATATTTCTTCATATTTGCTTCCGCATTTAATCATTTCACCAAGTAAAGTGTATTCAGATTCAGCCCATTTTTGATGGTTATCAGCTTTTACAGGACGGTATTTGATGTTTAGGTCATTAATTCTGCGCTGTATGGCTCCTTCGCTACGGCACAATATTTGTGACAGTTCTTTGTAACCATACTTTTGCTTTATAAGCAATTCTTTGAGAAGGTTATCTTCTCTGCTTGTCCATGGAGTTGCTTTGATAAAACTGTTCCTTAATATGTCTGCCTCTCGTTTTGGATTTACCCAATCGGGTTCAGGGCCCAATTGATATCTTTCAAGTTTCGAAAAATCTAAAAAATATTGATTTTTCTCTGCCCAAATCCAAAATTCATCTATGTAAACAACAATAAAATTTGTTTTTGAACTTCTTGATATGTTGTGAGTAGGCAGATTCCTATTTTTTACCCACGATGTTTTTAAATAAGTGGCAGAAGTGTTTGGACGAATGAGTTTATAAAGATTGCTTATTGTGATGTATCTATAGCCATTACTCAAGAAAGGTCCTAAGTTTAACTTACCGGCTTTTAGCCTTATTGCACATTCGGATCTATCAAGGTGTTTTGTTATAGTAACCATATTAACGTTGCCCCAAGCAGAAATAAGATAATCTATTTCATCGACCGTCCATGTTTTATTTAACCTCGACATTTGCTGACACCCACACATTCAAAACCGAAGGATTCGGATTCAGGCGTTTCAAGGGCTTTGAGCTTGCGGGCAAGTTCTGCGTTTTTCGCTCTTTCGGCAACATATAAGGCTGTCACCTTGTTAAGCTTTGCCTTTGTTTTTTCAAGACGGCTGTTCGCAATGTCACGCTCCTGCTCGGTGCTTGCAAGACTTTTTTGCGTGTATTTAAGCTGGTCTTTGCTGTCACGGTATTTTTTTCTAAGCGACCTTTTTGTTTCTAAATCTTTAAATGCCATTTGTTACACTCCTTTCAACGGGTTTGAACCGAGAATATAATTGAGAAACGGTATTCTCGGAATACGGATAGATGTGCCGACTACAATTACATTGAAGCCCAATTTTTCGGGTTCGTCCTTTGCCTGTTCACGCAACTTTTGCGGAGCAACTCCAATAGCCTTTGCGGCGTCCTCAGAAAGCAGATAGACATCACTGCTATCCATAATTTCTTTGATTTTTTTGTTCATCTGAACTGTGTCCATACTTTTCGCCTCCTATTTTTCGTTGGTAATTTTGTCTGAAACGATTTCAACTGATTCAACATCAGCAACGCTGAGAGCCAGTTTGAGCAGTACAACCTCGCCGACCGTTCGTGTTATCTGATAGCTTGTAACATACGGAATTTCTGTTCCGTCAATTTCAAGAAGGAACTTGTCCTTTGTGTCAATAAGTTTAAGTTTTGCCATTTTCTCACCTGCTTTTCGATATTTTATTGCTTTACACGACCTTAAATGTTATGATTAACTATGAAAGGAGGCATAAATATGAATGATATTTTATCGTGGTTGACTTTAATAATATCCGCAGTTTCAACCTTATGCACTTTGGTTCTGTCTTGGATATTATTTAAAAAGGAACAGAACAAAACCTATCTGAAAGAACGATATGAATTAGTGATTTTCCCCATATTCAACCTGCTTGAAGAACATTTGTACAAAAAGGAAATTACTTCTGAAATTAAACAAGCTGTTGAAAAATGCGAAGATATTATTGCCGATAATAAACTTATCGCAGGTGGAAAACTCAGCTATGTATTTTCTCTTCCATTAGATAAAATTAACTTTCAAAGCATTTCAAAATTAGTCGACAAAGAATATGACGATTGTTGTTGTGCTTTAGGAATTCCTTTAAGACCGTTAGATAAAAAGATGTATACATACAAAACACGAAACATAAAAGTTTTAATATTAGGAATTACTAAATATTCAATGCCGTTGATTGCGGTTTTCCTATTATCAGTAATTCTAATTGTACTTTTTGAATACTTCTTTCTTAACGGATAACTCCTGCTTTGATAAGCATTGCTATAATCAGCAGAAGTAAGCTAATTGCGTTGAGAATAAACACTACAAACATTAAAAACTTGTTCAATTTTCATTCTCCTTTGCCCACTTAATCAGATCCATAATTTGAGCGTCGTGCTTATCAAGGTAGCTGTCTATTGTTTTATACAAATGGGCGGCTACTATTTTTATTGCTAATACTGCTGAAGCAAAAGCTGTGCAAAGCATTAGCAGTCCTAAAATTATTATTACTTCCGTCTTTCTTCACCTCTTTTCAGCTAAGTCCGTTTAATGGGACTGCGATTGTGGTATTATTGATTGTGTTGCAAATATTTTTTGCGAATGTTATAATCGAGCAAAGGAGCTGATTATATGTGGGTAATAATTAGTGGTATTTTAGGCATTGCAGGCTTTTTAATATCTTTAATAAACCTGATTAACTATTTTGTTTCGCACAAAGTGAATTTGGAAATCACAATGCTTGAATACGCATACAAATTAGGCGTGCAGGGAAAGAAAAGACTTTTCATTCATTATAAACTTAACAATAAATCGCAACTGCCTATTTCTGTTACCGACATTCAATTAGTTCTGAACGGCATAGAGTACACCGAAGATTACAACACCCACGAAGTTAATTCTTATCATCACAAGGCAAAAGGTGTTGATGAGTATGTTCCGACATACAATGAACATCTGCCTATCAATCTTGAGTGCCTACATTCTCATTCGGGTTACCTCGTTTTTGTAATTCCTGAAGATAATTCTCCAAATCTCGATAAAGGTCTGACTTTTCAAATTCGCACCAATCGGAATAAGGAAGTACAAAAGAAAGTGTCATTGAATGAGGTGGTAACGCTCCGCTCCACTCTACCTTATCAAAAGTATAAAAATCTTTTTCTAAAGGATAAGGCGGAACATAAGGTGCACTGACAGTCTTGTTGACTGTTGGTGCTTTTTCTATGTTGAATAAATTATTAAAAAATCCCATTTTCTCACCCCCTTAATATAATAGTTGCATTTATGCGACAAACTGACTAAAAAAAATAGCCTGTGCCTCATCACCTGTTAATCCGAGAATTTGTGTGATAGCGTCTGCCTGCTTAATGGTAAAATCCTCACCACCGTTAGAAAGTTTACGATACATCGTACTTTTGTCGATACCGATACTTTCAGCAACCTTTTCAGGGGTTAATCTTTTCTCCTTGATAGCCCCTTTCAGCTTATCAACATTAGTCAATTTTATCACCTCCAGTTTTTATTGTGTTGCATTTCTGCGACAACTATATGATACCACCCTTGTAAGTTATTGTCAATATATTTTTCGCATTTTTGCAAAATTATTTTTATTTTTTCAAAAAGTAGTTGCATTTTTGCAACCGTTATGTTATAATACTATACAGTAAAGGAACGGTGGCGGCTGTTTCGACTCCCTTGAGAAAGGGGGTGATTGCGTGGAATACATAGCTGTGATAGTAATTTTCACATTTTTTATTGTGTTCACCATAAAGAAATAACCGCCCTGTACTGCAATACAAGACGGTTATAAAAAATAATTAGTTTTTGAATAGCGGAACAGCTAAAGCCGTTCCCTTACTACTATTATAATACAACTTATTTTGCATTATGTCAATAACAATATATTGAAAAAAGGTGTTACTTATGACAATCGGCGAACGCATTAAAAAATTGCGAGAAGAAAAAAATATAACTGTTGATAAACTTGCCGAGCTGATAGGAAAGAACAGAGCTACAATATACAGATATGAAAGCAGCGAGATTGAAAAGTTACCAACAAGCGTATTAGAACCGCTTTGTAAAGCTTTAGGAACTACTCCTGCATATATTATGGGTTGGGACGATAAAACACCGGAACAAGCAACCCCACTTCCGCAAACAAATGTATTTATGCGACCGGTATATGACAGCATTTCGGCAGGGTTCGGAGTGATAGCTCAGGATGTGCCTGTTGACTATATGCCTACATACATCACTTGCCCCTCAGAACAGGATAAATATATATGGATAAATGTTCACGGTGATTCTATGAGCCCTCTGATTGATGACGGCAGTAAAATTCTTATTAAAAAGCAAACTTCCGTTGACAGCGGTCAGATTGCCGCAGTCCTCGTTGACGATGAAGAGGCTGTTGTTAAAAAGATCCTTTACAACGATAACACCGTTGAGTTGCATTCAGTCAACCCCTACTATCCCCCACGAGTGTTCAAAAATAACGATGTCACCCGTGTTCAAATCCTCGGTCTTGTAAAAGAAGTCAGTAAATCGTTACAGTGAGAAAAGCTGTTTTACTGTAACAGTTAAATTTGTAAAAATATATTGATTTTGTGAATTTGTCGGTGTATAATTATATTCAATTCGTAAAAACAGCCTGTTTTTACGAATTGCTTTTCTGATATATGCGTATAATTGTTAAATTACGGCATATAATACTTATTGGAGAGGTGATACATTTGGGGTATAAATCTTTAGATAAGCTGTTTTATTCTGACAAAGAAAATTATGAAAAAATTTACAACGAAAGGTATAAAAGCGAATACGCAGTACACTTAGATTTTCTGATACACGATAACCCTGCTTTTTTTGTGATGATACCCGAATTTATAACGAAAATTCGTGACATTTATAAAACCGATAAGCAAATCAAAGCTTTAAGGGATTCATTACCCGAAAAAGCAATTGACCATTTCGCTATCAGATGTTTGGTTGATGAAATTGTAAAGACAAATGATATTGAAGGTGTTTACAGCTCAAGAAGAGAAATTAACAGTGTCTTGTCAGAACTGGAAACAAAGAGCCATGGGAAGCGTTTTATGGGGCTTGTGCAAAAATATCTTATGTTGCAAAAAAATGAAACTATGTCCTTTGACACCTGCGAAGATATCCGCAACCTGTACAATGATTTAGTATATTTTGAAATCGAAGAAGATAACCCGTCTGATTTGCCTGACGGTAAAATCTTCAGAAAAGATTCAACAAGCGTCCTCAGTGCAACGCAAAAAGAACTTCACAGAGGAGTTAATCCCGAAGAAAAAATTATAGAGTGTATGAATAAAGCGTTGGCAATACTTAATGACAAAAGCATTGAGTGTGTTTTCAGAATATCAATTTTTCATTACCTCTTTGGTTACATTCATCCTTTCTATGACGGCAACGGAAGAACATCCCGTTTCATCAGCAGTTACTTGTTGTCAAAAGAATTTGAATCAATTATCGGTTACAGAATGTCTTATTCTATTAAAGAGAACATAAACGATTACTACAAGGCATTCAAGGTGTGTAATGACCCGAAAAACAAGGGAGATTTAACTCCTTTTATAATTATGTTTACCGATATTATTGATGATTCGTTGCACAAGTTGGTGTACGCTTTGGAGAAAAGATTAGAGCAACTGACACATTACGGAAAGTGCATTATCTTTCTGCCTAAAGGCGCCGACGAAAAATATAGTAATCTGTATTTTTTGCTTATTCAGGCAAGTTTGTTTTCCGAAAGCGGAATAAGCACAAAGGAACTAATGGATGTTATGAAATTAAGCAGAAGTACAGTTACAAACAGGTTAAACACCCTGTCCGATTACGGTTTAATAATCAAAAAAACTTTAGGCAATATCCGTTGCTACAGTCTCGACATAGATAAAATAGATACAATAATGGAAGAGATAAATAAATAAAAAATCCGCCCTGCTCGACTGGTCCTCGAACAGAGCGGAATCACCTACACAGGGTGCAGATGACGCAATTAAACGCAAAATAATTGTATCACAATCCCTTGTGTTTTTCAAGTAATTTAAAGCACAAGGGATTTTTGCACCCTTTTTTAAGCAAAAGGAGTGTATAAAATGAAACTGCCTAACGGCTACGGCTCTGTTTATAAGCTGAGCGGAAACAGGCGCAATCCGTGGGTTGCCTGCGTGACAATAGGATACAACAAAGAAACACGCAATCAGGAACGCAGAGTTATAGGCTACTTTCCCAACAAGCCGAAAGCTCTGAACGCTCTTGCTGATTACAATCAAAACCCGTTTGATGTTGATTCGGCAAGACGCACTTTTTCAGAAATTTACGAACTTTGGTACAAGGAGTTCATCACCGAAGACACAAATCCGAACACCAAAAGACAGTATAATGCGGCATACAAACAATGCTCAATGTTATACAATCGCAAGATGTCCGATATAAAAATCATTGATATGCAACGAGTTCTCGACAACTGCAACAACGGTTATCAATCGGTTAGGCGAATTAAAATTCTGTTGAACAAAATCTACGAATACTGCATATTTCACGATATGCTCCATAACAATCTTGCAGAAAAATTGAAAATCAATACCAAGTCATATGAAACAAAACGGGCACGCAGGGAGTTTTCGGAAAGCGAAATAAATCTTTTGTGGGAATATTCAAATCTTGATTCGGTAAAAATAGTGCTTATGCTGATTTATTCGGGAGTGCGTGTGTCCGAATTGCTCGACCTAAAAATTTCAAATGTAAACCTTGACGAACAGACTTTCTTTGTTGAAAGTTCAAAGACAGATTCAGGTGTACGAACCGTGCCTATAGCAGACAAAGTACTGCCGTTTTGGCAGAAATTCATCAGCGATTCTCAATGTGGATATGTTCTGAATAACACCAATGGCAAGCCGCTGAAATACGATAACTTTAAACGCAACTACTGGACACCTCTGCAAAATGATTTAGGATTTGACCACACCATACATGAAACAAGACACACCTGCATTTCAATGCTTGTATCGGCAAATGTGAACCACACAATCATCAAAAAAATAGTCGGTCACAAGTCGAAAATGGACTTGACCGAAAAGGTTTACACCCACATAAACCCAAAAGAATTAGTGAATGCAATCAACAAAATATAGTCTTATATTATCCTGAATTGTTCATAATTATGTTCCGTAGCTTACATATAGCTAACAAAATCCCCCATTTTCCCCATTCCTATCCCCCTTGCAAGTTACCTGCACCAGTAAAGGTGGTTTTTTAACCGCCTTTTATTTTTTGCCAAAATTACTTAAAATGCCTT